TTGCGCTGCAGAAAGTATTCCTCGCGGAAACAGAACACGACGTTATCCGGCGCGTTTTCCAAATCACCGGACCCGCGCAGGTGTGACAGCTTGGGGCGTGCGTCTTCGCTTTCCAGCATCTTGCGATCGATCTGGGCCAGCGCCAGGACGTGGACGTCGAGATCCTTGGCAACCTGCTTGAGATCGTTTGCCACGGCAGACAGCACCTCGAAGTTGTTGCCCTTGCCCTTGATCAGCTGGATGTAATCGATGACCAGCAGGCCCAGCCCTTTAAAATTGCCGTTGGGCTGCCATTTGTGCTTGAGCTTCTTGGCCTCCGACAGGATCGACGGCATGTCATCGACACGGGCCGAGAATATCTCGACGGGAAGAAACTCTTGCCCCTTCGCCGCCTGCGTCACCTTCTGCAACGTGTTCTGGCTCATGGGCCGGTCAAACGCCTTGTAGGGTATCTGGCTATCGATGCTGTTCATGCGGGCGGCGAGGTCGCGCTCTGGCATCTCACGCGAGACAAACCCCACGCCGAACCCTTCGCGCGCAGCTGCCCGTGTGATCCACAGGGCCAAGGCCGTCTTACCCATCGAGGTACTGCCCCCGAGGATCGTGTACCGGCCCCGTGCCAAGCGTAGCGCCTCGTCAAGCTCTGACAGCCCCGTAGGGATCGCCGTGATCTTGCCGCTCTGGATGTCTACCGCGTCCTGAATGGCCTGCGTGTGTGCCTTGATCAGCGACATCGAGCGAGGTTCACCCTCGGGCTCTTGGCGGTGCAGGAATAGTTCGAGGTCAGCAACCGAAACGCTTGCGCTTTCATCAGCGTTGATTCGAGCGCGCACCCCGTCACAGATTTCCAGCAATTCCCGCCGGCGCTTCATCTCGGCCACGCTCTGCGCGTAGTCAGCGATCGCGAAGGATGCCGTCGCATGCCCTGCCAGCTTTGCCAGATACCCGACACCGCCCAGCTGCGCGAGACCTTCATCGCTCGCCATGTCTTCCTTGAGCGTCACCATCGACGCCAGCTTATCCGCGTTGATCCGCCCGATCAGGTTGGCGAAGATCCTTTGATGCACAGGGTCATAGAATTGCTCTGCCTTGAGCTTGCCCGTGATCTTATAGGCCAGCGAATTATCGTTGAGCAGCGCCCCCAGCACCTGCTGTTCCGCCTCGATGTTGTTGGGCAGTTCTTGGTTTACGGAGGTCATGGCGTTCATTTCAGGCCCAGCGCTTTCAGATCGTTGTTGATCGTGTGCTCGGAGCACCCCAGCTGGCAGGCGATTTCGGTCGGTTTGATCCCATTGGCGAACAAAGGGCCCACCTTGGCGCGGCGCTGCGTCAGGTTGGCAATGCGTTGGTGCACCTTGTCAGTTTTCATGTTCCGGCCCGAATAATTGAACCGCTTCACGCTGCGCAGCTTGCTTTCACCCTTCCAGCTTTCATCCTTGCTCAATTCCGATTCCGGCTTCGGCGTGTAGAGCGCACGGTTCACCGGCCGCAGCTTCATCGCCTCCGCTCGTACTTCCATGATCCGGTCTACTACCGCGCTCAGTTGGGGATCAGTTTGCATGTTTCATTCCTTCCGTTGGGGTTACTTCTTCGCCACCTGCGCCAAAAAGGCTTTGGCGGTCGCGTTTGGCTGGCCGTCTTCCAGCATCGAGGGGGGGCACTGGCCGCGTTGCAGCATCCGCCGCGCGCTATCCGTCAGCGTCGACCAATCCAGGACACCGCCAGCGTCACCAGCGTCCATGAAGGCTTCCCACCCTGGCGCATTCAGCCAAGGCAGCGGCCCTTTGAGAAATTGGAGGTCAGTGACCGAGGCGATGTAGCGGCGCGCGGCGTTGTTCAGCGCGGCAGGCGAGATCGCGTCAGCCTTTTTGTGTTCGCCCTTGCAGGCTTTGAAATACACTTTGCAGCAGTCTGACTTCTGAGTTTTCCGATTGTGCTTAGGCCAGATAGTTTCCCAGAACTCTTTGAACCCTTCACCGATCAGATCGTTCGTTCTATCTGGTGGTGTCTGTTCGCTAAGATCAGGGAAAAGGTCATCCCCCCTTTGGGGGCTAGGGGGTTGTTCATTTCCAAGGTTATTTATTACAGGGTTATGGGGGTCGCATTTTGCAACAGGGGGCTGTTGCGTTTTGCAACAGGGGCTGTTGCGTTTTGCAACAGGGGTCAGGTGCAGTTTATAGGCCGTGCTGGTCTGGCTTCCGTTCTCCCGCAAACGCTGGTGACGCGAGATAAGCCCCATACCCTCAAGTGCTTCTAAATGCCGGATAATCGTGCTCCGGTTCATCTCACATTCTTGCTCAAGCGTTTTCAGGCTTGGAAAGCAAAGCTCTGTCTCGCTGTTGTGATGATCTGCCAGCCAATACAGCACGATCTTAGTCGCGGGCTTCATGCCTGTCTGTGTCATGGCAAGCGCGGTCATATAGTGGCTCATTTGAAGAGGCCTCCTACAGGTTTTGCTTGGAAATTCGGGACGTGAGTGGCGCATGCCCAATCCCACGTCGCAGCTGCGTCAGCCGCATCGAGGTCGGGAATTTCCCACCCCATCAGCTCGGCCCGCTGCTTGACCAATTTCTTGATCTCGATCTTGGCCTTGGCTTGTTTCATGCCGGGGAAGTCGCGCGAGGTGTACGCCTTCCCCAAGAAGTGCTTGCGCACCGTGGCGGGGAAAACCAGCTCGCAGGACACCGCTCTGTTGAACGCACAGCCCCGCACGCACGCCACCAGCCCAATCAGGTAGGCCGAGGCGTTCTTGCCCCCGATAAACGCCTCACAGATGATTAAATCGGGCTCATGCGTGACGATCAGGCCGTGGGTCAGCTTGAGGATTTCAGAAAACCGATAGTCTTCCGTCAGCCCCTCGCCCAGATCCACGGACCAGCACTGCGGATCACGACCGGCTGAGCCGACCGCAATCCCTGTGTGCGTTGCAATATCGAGGGCAAGGATCTTCATAGGACGGCAGCCGCCCCGCCTGGAAGGTT